TCATCCTTTCCGTGACTGCAAATAAAACACCAATTCCCCACAAAGTAATGACTAATAAAGTCGTTAAATATCTCGTACTTTACGTTAGGTAGTAAATAAGATAAAACTTCTTTAACGTGAATGTTTACTATCTTACTAAATGAGCCACTATGGTTGTCATTTGTCACATTGTAAAACTCCAAAGGCACTCCAAACTTTGATAATCGCTTGGCTAACTCTATTTTGAATTGTGCGCCTACTTTAAACGCTTCTTCGTTACTCATATTTTGGTCAAGTATATGACCGCCACGAGTTGTCTTGGCATCCCAGCCATCCATAAAATCGCCATAGTCGGCCACAACTATTTTTGATTGGCCATTAAACTGCTCACCTACATAATAAACTATCTTTTGGAGTGCATCCATTAACTCAAACTCGTTCCATTGGCGCAATCCGTACAAGTTTTCGGTAATGTTTAAACCAACGTGAACATCTGTATAGGTTATCTTCAAAACTTTATTGCTCGTAGGAGTGATTTTAGGCGCGTTTAAGGGCTTTAAATTACATTCCTTTAGTGTTTCCTTAATTAAGTCTTTATTTAGCTTAAAAAACGCTTTATTTTGACTTTCTTTGGTGTAGATTTGCCATTGCTGGCCAGTAGTGACATTCGTGCTTAATCGTGATAGTTCTAATCCATCGGGGACATCCACTAAATTTGCTTGTTGTAGCTTTTCAACTCGGCTTATAACATTGCCATTCTTGTCATATTTGCGCTGGGTTTCAACAAAGTTGCGATATTTGTAATAGTGTTTATTTATGCTCTTATGGTGTAAACCAGTAAGTTCAGCAACTCGCTTAAACCATTTATTGTTACTTTCACCTTCTTGTCTTGGATAGGTAATTAATGCTTTTCTGCAATCCATTGTTTTGTTTTTTTGTAGAATTCAAACAGCCTATTGTAATAAAGCAGAAAGGTGCTATTGTTAGGATTAGATTCTAAAAAGCTAATGTGATTTTCAACAAATCTTTTTGCATCTAAAATAGTGCCACTTCCTAAATGTATACCGTCGTATTCTTTTAGATCTAATTGGCTTAACTTGTCTTTTAATTCGTGTAGTTTCACGCTTTAAATATAATGTATTATTTGTATTTTTCTATTAGGTAAGCATATTCCGGAATAGCATCAAATGACGGGCATTCTTTGATCCTTTCCCATGCATCAATTTTGCCATTTAGGTTCTTATCTTCTGATATATCCCTATGACCCAATATTTGCACATCTTCTATGCTTTGAAATGCTTTGAGATATAGTAAGGCATTCTCTATTTCGCATGTTAAGCCTTCTTTTTGCGCTTCTGTGCGACTATCTTTTGCCTTGTGTACGTTTGCCTTATCTACGCCCCCAATGTAGCAGATATGAATGCTTGTTGAGTTATAACCTTTAACTCCGTTGGTTAGTTGTTCGTATGGTGCTAACTGGAAAACTTCGCCATCTTCAGCGATTATACGATGATAGCCTACGGACTTCCAGCCTTTGGACTTCCAGTATCGTTTGATGCTTTCTACATCTCCAAACCCAGCAGAGCAATGAATAAATATTCTCTTGATTAATCTCATTTAAATCGTTTACTCCACCATCTGCGGATAAATAAAGAAATTACCAAAATGGTAATAGCAGTTAATATACTTGTAATGCTTCGGAAAATCTCTTGAGCATAAAAGTTAGTGCTAATTTGAAAAGGCAAAGTAAAATAAACACCCATACCAGTTGAGATAGTCAAGCAGACATCAATTATCTTATTCTTAAAACTTTCAGTTTGTAGTGACTGAATTAACAAAATTGCGCCTATTATTACTTTATCCATCTCCTTATTTTTGTGCGTTTCTAATTAACTTCGCTTTCTTTAAAATCACTTCAAGCACCCACCCAAAAGACAAACCGAAAATGTAATAAATGTACATCGGATTCTCGGTCTTCATCGCATCTGGTAAAAAGTTTAAACCAAGCCAATGCACCAAATCTTCAGTAAATACTATAATAGGAAAACACATCAAGAAAAAAGATATAACGGAATTGCAATTATCAAGCCACCAAAACTTCCAAGACACATCTAAAGGTGTTCTATCCGAATATCTATCTCTAATCGTAAACTGAAACCATTTGCTTGTCACAAACGCTAACAAAAGAAAAAAGAAAGCAGCCAAAATAAAGCTACTTTCTATTCCATTAGTAAAATAATTTGTAACGTAAATGCTGTCCATTACATTATTATAATCTTGTTAATTATTTGGTCATCCTTTGGCTCTCCTTTCCATAGTGTCGGCTTGGTGTTATCCAAGTAAGTAATCATTTGACGCTTGTACTTTGTCGCCATATTCATTGCCTCACGCTTGGCGAACTCTACGTTTGCGATTTGCTCGTTACTACCTTGTGCCGTTTGTGCGCCTTTGTTGCCAGTCTTAATATGATTGGCTTTACTCAAATAAGCCTTTACATTGTATGCGATATAAGGCTTTAAATAGGTGTCTATTAGCGTTGTATAACTTGCTGGATTAGCTACCACATCATCGTAAAAATCAGCACCGAATAAAGACAATACTTGTTCCCATTCCACTAACTGGATAAGGTTATCCTTTACGGCATTCATATCAAACGTATTACTGAATGCTAACGCTTTTATCTCTGCTTTACTCGCTATCATTGGTCACTATTATTTTAGCTTGTTCTTCATCCATTCCCATCATCATCAGCAACTCATAAACTGCTGCTTCGCCGATTATATCCTTTTTCTCTAATAACGCAGTAATAGCCGCCAAGTCATTAACCACGTTCATAGGCGACTGATTGTTAAAACTCACTTCGCCCTCGTAAGGAGTACCTTTAAACGCTTTCTGCAAGGCTTCCATAATAATGTCTTGCTCATTTCTAATTAACCTTTCGGCCAACTCCCACTCATTCCGTAGTTGTTGATTGTTCCCAAGTACACCAGCACTCTCTAATCCTGCCAAACTTCTAAACCAACTACACGCTTTTACAATGTTGTTCTCTACCAACTTCTGCAACTCAATAAAGCTGCCCTCTTTTTGCATAGGGTAGGTAATGTATTCTGGCGCTTCAACATCTCCACTTTTTGGTACAATTAAACTCTTACCGCTTCTGCCTTGACTCGTTCCTTTTAGCTGACTTTCTAACTTTTGCTTCTGTCTTGCTAAACCTTTTTCGGCATCGCCATTCGCATCGGTAGTATCTCCAAAGTCGAACATCAAGATACTGGACAAAGTAACTCCATTCTCAAACTGGTTAGCGTTATATTGCCCTATAAGACTCTCTACTTGTGCATCGAAAAACGCACCACTCCACATAGGCAGAGGGTAGTCTATCATTCCGCTTTCATATTCCATAATAGGAATAATCGTTCTGCCATCTTCATCGTAGTTTGGGTATAATGTACGCTCTATTGGGCGTATTCTTGTATCGTTCCAGTCCTTACTAATTGCTACGGCTTCGGGTTTCTCTCCGAAATACTCCATAAATCGCACCTGCGAAGCATCTAAATGATATACAAACACCTCGCTACCTTTACGAATAGCTTCAATAAAGCCGTAACCATAAGTTCTGCGGTCTTTAGCTACTCTTTTAGCTAACTCAAACCAATTATAGTATTTGTTCAAGTCCTTTGTCAACTTGCGCTCTAACTGCATATTTTCAGTTAATAAAGCGCCATAGCTAACATACTCAGCAAACGAGTTAATTACCGCTTTTAAAGTGCTACTTTCTTTAGCTAATTTAGATACCTTTTGAGGGAATAAATTGTTATCTACTGTAGATACAATTCTTAACCCCTGCTTAGTAACTATCTTCTGCTTATCTGTGTAGTCTGGTAACTGAATTACGTTATTAGTTACTTGGAAGCTGCTTTGATGACTTTTTCTTGGATGGTTTTTTATTCTCTTCTGCACGTTCGATAAATCTTATCAGTTTGGTAAATTGTGGTAACAAGCTATACTTGTAAATTAACTCCGCACTAAGGGTGTTGGTGTCAAGGATACCAAAACCCCTAACACCAATTTTTTGCCCTTTATACTTCTTCTTAAAAACCCACATATTATACAGATGTTGCTGCTACTAATTCTGCTACTATTTCCGCTGGAGTTGTAGCTGCAACAGTTGCACCACTAATACCGCTCAATACACGCAAGAACTCGCCTTGCTCTGCCATCATAGTAAATGAGAATAAGTTGTCGTCTGCTTTTGCTCTACCACTTGTAGACTCTGCCGACATAAACGCTGCGAATGCCTCATCTCCAAACTCCTCATCGTAACCGATAAACAAAAGTCTGTCACCATCGTACAAACGAGCTACCATATACTGCTCACAAGAATCTTTGATTGCTTGTATTTCTTTACGTTGTTCTTTTGTTGGGTTAGCTACTGCAAAGTTTACCTCTACTTGGTTACTTCTCTCCATTGCTTCAGTTACTTCACATTCTCCACGTTTGAAATTGATTTTACCAAAGCCAGTACCTGCCGTTGCAAACACGATGTTTGTGATGTCGTGATTACTTCCTAATGTGATGCTTAAAATATCTGCAACTGGAATGGTATAGAGTTCTTTGACTCCTGCCGTTCTTGGGCAGTTTGCCCCTGCACCTGCTGCTAAACTTAAATTTGCTGCCATTTTATAATTATTTTTTTTGTTGTTAAAAGGGAGTGAATTAACACC